TGGCAGACAATATCTTATCGGATTTCGGCATTGACATTCTCGAAGAAGAAATAGATGATGTGATATTCCAGACCAATGAGTTCCTGTGCGATGCGACTTTCACCGGCTCACAAGGGCCGTTTTGGTGGATCCTCCAAATGTGCATGGCGTTGGCAGCACTCTTTTCCATTATTGTGGCGGCGAACATGGCTTATAAAATGATGGTGAAACATGAGCCGCTGGACGTGATGAAACTATTCAAGCCACTGGCAATCGCTATCATCCTGTCGTGGTGGTATCCTCCTGCAGATACCGGCATGAACCGGAGCGGAAGCAGTTGGTGCGTGCTGGACTTCTTGTCGTACATTCCGAATGCCATTGGCTCGTACACGCATGACCTGTACCAGGCGGAAGCCACACAGATAAGCGACAAATTCCAAGAGGTGCAGGAATTGATTTATGTACGGGACACGATGTACACGAGTTTACAGGC